TTCCGCCGCCCTCACCAGTTGAGAGTATCTGCGTTCCCTCTATACCAGTAAGCCCTGAACCACCGCCTACAAATTCAGCAGCAGAGAGAGTGCCTGTTCCTTTTGTAAAAGTCAATCCAGCATCTGCCCCGAAAGCCCCGCTATCATTAAACTGAACCTCAGTATCAGAGCCAGCGGGTTTTGTTGAACCTTTAGAATGATTAATTCTAGCCAAGTTACCACACCTTTAATACCCTTACATCGGAAGATCCTGTGTCAGTTATTCCCCATAATTCAACACCACTTCCTAAATCAATTTGAATAGATATATTTTGTTCAAGAGGATACCCTGTGGCAGATGTAGTTCCACTGGCACCAATAAATAAAGTGGCAGAATCTGATCCGGCATAATTTAAAATTGAAATTGATCTGTGGTTGTCAGTTGAAGGAATTAATTCTTCGCCAGTATCATCAATCCAAACACCACTTGCAGAAATCCCTTCATCAAGTGGGTTAATATCAAGATTTCCATCAGTAACTGAAATATCTGAGATAATAACTGAGCCAGCAGTTAGATTTATTTCAGTGTCTACTGGAACAGGATTCGATGCAGTAAACGGCAATCCTGATTCGTCAACAAGTCTGACTTGCAAACCAGAATTAGGATAATTTGCAAACGCTTTATGCAATACTTCAGATGCCCTGCTGATTGTCATTCAAATCTGCTCCCCTTTTTTATAAAATAAAGCAAAACCTCAGGGGAACCTTCGTCAAAATAAAGCTCGCGTAAAGCAATTGGTTTGTTAAACACATATTCTTTTTTTTCTGTCTTAGAGTCATTTTTAAAACATGTGCCCAATGGACCAAATCTTACAGAATCTCCCGGGTATAAAATAATTCTTTCAATGTAAAAAACGTTGACACCCAAAAGTGAATTTGTGATTGAGTTTTCGTGGTGTTTTACGCTAGAATATACCTCTACATTGGCCACTACATTTGTTTTTGACATCCCACTTATTACTAAATCAATTTCTTCTTTTGAAGGGGAAAAAGAATATGAAAAATTTTTTGTTTTGTCAAGATTTAAATTTTCACTTGAAAGTTTAGTATCATCTTCATAAATATTCCACAACAAATCCCCGCTTCCTTTAAAAGTGCAGTTTATTGTTATTTCTGGCGAAAGTGCGTTTAATAAATATGATTTTATGTTTTTACTAAAAATCTGGTTGTCATTTACAATAAATTTTGATTTAGCTATTGGGATTGAATAATCAGACCCATATTTATATAAAAGAACATTTCTCCCATCTATTTCTTCCGAAATATATGGGGCTATTTCTTTTTCTGCCGTACGCTCATCAAAAGCGAGTTCTTCTTTAGCCATTAACAACCTCAAATAATGCAGATCTTTTTTTTGAGCCAAGTCGTTCATATATTTCTAAATATTTGCTGCTTGCTTTCATTGCTGATTTATTAATTGGATTAATTGAAAGATCAGCAACTTTAAAATTGAAACCGGTTGCTGATGCTGAATTCGAGTCAATGAGGTGTGCGGCCATAAGTGTTGATAACACCTCTTTTTCTATTGTGCTCGCAGAAACATTTTCAGCATCAACAAGCGCATCTGACCAAGTTATAATTGTTGTAATTTCAGTACTTGATGGTTTTGTGCTTGCATCAAAAGATAGCCCCATAAGTGCTTCAATCTTCTCCTCTGTTGTATAGGCCATTATTATCACCTTATCGATAATATACTTTAACTGTTATTGAGCTTCCTGTTGCCAAAACACTTGCGTTATAGTCAAGAGTACTTGCTACTACTGGTTTACCCCACAGATTATCACCCGCGGCAGCCGCAGTTCCATCCACTTCCTGAACATTCATTCGAGGATAGTATGCTGCATTACCAGTTGCTTGCACATTTAGTATTTGGAACCCTGTTGTTAATCCACTGTTTATTGTTGGTGTTATGTCAAGGTCATACTCAATGCCAGCGCCAGTAACTACAACTTTTTCTATTTCCCCATTCACATAATCAGTTCCTGTGTCATAATCTGCATCAGAAACTCCTGTAAGTGTTTGGCTTGTAATCTTAACACGATTTTCTCTAACCACAATCTCACCTCAATTCAATATACTTTTTGACAGGCCACACGCTATGTGTTTCTCTTCTTTTTTGCTGTCTACTTTTTTCAAATGGATATTCATCATAGCCTTGATAATTCCAATTTTGCGAATCTGTTTTGACTCGTTCAAACTCTTCAACTTTATCCGGGCAGTTGTGTATATAATCAACCGCGTAATGCGGAGCACTAAAGTAATTACCGCATTTGGGGCACTTGTGCATTACCATTTGATTCAAACTCCTCTTTTGTTTGCACCAGCTGTTTGTACAATTTTTCTCTCTGTATTTTTTGGTGGCAAGGCCAACACACAAAATGGCTTTTTCCTTCGTAATCGAAGGCAACCATCAATGCATTAGCCCCGCAACCACATTTAGGTCTGTTGTCCATTCAAATCAATTCTATGGCTCTTCAACCGCCATATACATACAATCTATCGCTGCGGCGCCACTTGCCATAAATCCACTGCCAGCATAGCTTGTAACATGAACTGGCTCAGTCGTAGCAGCCAATGGAGTTACCATTATAGCCAATGCCGAACCAACCGTTGTCATTCCAACTCCGCCGCCACTAAATGCGACAAAAGTTTCTGCACCATCTGTACCTAATGTAAAATGGCCTGCCGGTAGTGCTTCGTCATCAATCTTTGCTCTTGTAACTGCGTCTGCTGCTAATTCTGAATTCCCAATTTCACCAGCACCAGCACTAGTAGAATCGGCCGTCAGTGAATTTACGCTAAGATTTGATCTGCCCAAACCATCTTTTGGTCCGCCTGAACTTGTTGTCATTTTTCAATCACCTCTAAAAAAGGAAAAAAACAGTATCCATTTAGGATACTGTAATCTTCGCTCCCGCTTTTGGTCTGAAGCAAACTGCTGCCATTCTAGTTGTGACAACTGCTTGTGTCAGGTCCCTAATCGGTTCCTTCCACTTTTCCACTGTCAATGGCCTTCTTACTACTAGTCCGCCAGCCTCATTCTTGTCCATGACAAGCACACTTGCAGCATCGAGCTGAGTTGTTATTATGGTGTCCAATCCATAGATTTTACCAACCCATCCTCTCTCGAATACTCTCCTATCGCCAACTTTATCAGCTTCAACGAAAGTGTCGATTTGCCTCAATTCTGAAACTTGTTCAGGATTAAGAACCATTACGTTTGGAACGTAATCGTTATTCTCTACTTCTTTCATCGCACTAACAATATCTGCAATAGCAAGCTCAGTACCTGCTGATGTCACTGCATTCTCACTAGGGAAACCATTGGTTGTGTCTTCAAGAGCATTGAAAATTATTTCATCCTCTTTCAAACCAACTCTCCTTCCGGCCTCTCTCAGATTCCTTTGAACCAGGTCCCAGTTAGCATCTTCAATCATTCTATTGGTAATCCCTACTCTGACACCATACATCGAAGGAGTGACACTCTTTTTAGTGTAGCTCTCCGCATCCAGTGGAATTTCTGCACCTTCAGCAACTACTCTAACTTTCATTGAATCTTTGTCTGCTAGATCGAAGTCCAGTGTGCTTCCATATTGCATATTTATGACGTCAACAATCTGTCTTCCGACCGGAGCTGCTATAGACGCCTCTTTAATTATATTAAAAAGGTTCTCTTTAACCAGCTCAGACTCGGCAGATTTAAACAAGACGCCGCTATCCGCAAGTTCTTGTAAGCTTTTCACCTTTGATCACCTCTTAAATCCTGACAAGCGCTACCAGATACTTTCCTGATGCACTTGCTCCAGTCAATGCTTTACCTATTTTGAACTCTTCTTCTGTATCCGCTGTTGCGGTCACTGAATTACAAAATGCGTCAGCATCGTTGCTTGGGCTAATTCCCCCGCCTGCTGTTATTGCATCCTGCGCAGCCAGAATGAAAATTCCTTCTGTTGCAACAGTGATCGGATTACCAGATGTCGCTGTTTCCAGTGCTATTCCTACTACATATTCATCGTTTGCCGCTGCGTCCATTTTCTGAACCGCAATGTCACTCGCTGCATAAGCATCAACACTTCCAGCTTCAACAACATCGTTGTCGGATGCAGCGTAAACAAGCTGTCCACCTGAAATAGTGTCCTGTGCGTATGCAGTGAATGTTCTTGCAACATCACTTATCTGTTGAAGTCCCAATAATGTTGCCATTTTTAAATCACCTCATCAATGCTTTTTCCATAGTCGGAGGCCCAAACTTTGTCTCCTTCTATTTTGATTTTGTATAGTTCTTTTTTACCCTGGTCTTCTGAAAGCTCTTCGCTGTGCTTTGTAGAACTAACTGGTGCTTTATCTTCTTTCTCAATTATTCTGCTTGTAACTTTTTCAAGCTGTTCAATTGTTTTTGAAGACATTGCACTGAGCTCTTCAAGCCTTTTTTCAACGTCCTTCTCTTCAAGAGTGCCAAGCTTTACTTCTTGTTTAGCCAACTCTTCGACTCTCGCCTTGAATTGGGCATCTTTTATTCCTTTAAGTTCAGCAGAAACCTGCTCAAACTTTTTGGCCAATTCCTCATTTTGTTTATTGAGTTCATCAACCATCTTGTCTTTTTCTGCAAGCTCTAATTCAGATTTCTCAAGTAGTGACTGAGCTTTTTCAAGCTCTGCGACTTCTTTGCTCTCTGCTTTTTCGCCTTCGTCGGCTGCCGGCTCTTCCTTTACTTTTTCCTCTGGAGCTTCTTCTTTTGGAGCTTCCTCTGGCGCTTCCTCTTTTTCTTCCTCTGGTTTATCCTCTGGTTTTTTCTCTGTAGTCTCTTCTTGAGCTTCTTCTTCGGGCTTCTTCTCGTCTTCTGCCAAAATTTCTCACCTCACTAAGTGTTATTTCATTGGCTTTATCTTACTTTTCTCACAAGCTGGCCTGTCAACAATGCTAATCTCCCTGAATTCAGGATTTTTAGCTGTGACACCATTTCTTGTGCGGTATCTGTCAACCAAAACACCAACACTCACATTTTTTGCACCCTCATTAATCAAATTCTTAGCAAGCTCTGAAAACACGCTTGCCTGGAATTTAATTTGTTTATTCTCAGGGTCATACCAAGATTTTACAATCTTTCCGGCGACCCCGGAAGGTGTTTTAAAGTGTGCAAGCCTCAGTGGTTTGCCTATTAACTGACTGTAACCTTCCTCTAGCAGCTCCTCAGGATAGTACATACCATTCCATTTACCTTCTGCAAGTGCTACCCCCTCAACGTACATTGAATCACTGTCTTTGCTTAATTCTTCATTTATTTTTATAGGAAGGTCAAATTTTTGTTCCTCTCTGATCAAAATTCCCTCGTTGATTATATTTAAATCTTCCTTTTTGCCAAGCTTTGCAAAATTCTTTACATCAATGCCAAACTTTTTTGCAGCAGCAATTATTTTTCTTTTTGCCTTGGCTTTTTCAGCATCTGATACGCCTTGTATTTGGTTAAATCTAGCCATTGCATTTCTTACATGTGCCGCATCATAGATTGGCAATTTGCTAGCACTGGGCGGATTTTTTGGAATTGCGTAGAACTGGGAAGCACTCATTCCTTTTTGTTTTCTCACTTGTTCAAATCCAGTAACTTTCGCCAACTCTGCCAATTCTCTTTCTTTAGCAATACGCAACTTTTCCAGTTTCAATTCTTGCAACCTCATTTGCTGTAGTAAAGAAGCTATTGAATCATATCCACTAGACATTTCCATTTGGTCAAATTTCTTCCAAACGTTGCCAACCTTTCTGTAACCTGCGTTCTTTACTGCCGCCCAAGCTATTTTGAAAGCTCTTTCTTCTGGAAATTTTTTCATGGCTGAATTAAATGCTTTCATAAAAATAGTTTGCGCGTGTGCCGGCAAAGCTGTTTTTACTCCACTTGGCAATTCTTCAACTTTTTCGTACGGCATTTTGTTTCACCTTCTTCTCTTCTAGTAAATCAAGAACTAGATCAATTTTTTCGTTCAGTGCTTTAAGGTGTTGCTTACTCCAACAATAATAGCAAAGCGCACCAGGCTCTGAAACAAGTTTTCCACACTCAGGGCAATTGTGTATTCCCAATCCAGTCCACGATCTATTGAAAAATGATTCCATTTATTTCTTCACCCCCTTATTATTTATTTTTTTATTTAACCTTTTTTCGGCTTTTAGTTCTTCATAATATTTGTAAAGATCATTACACATTTCACTCATTTGAATTCGTTTCTCCCAATCATCTTCTTTTTTCTTTGGCGTTACTATTTCTTGCTTGGGCAACCTGTCTGGCTGAGGAACCGTTGGTCCGCCTCTTGTTTCATCACCAGGTTCTTCAGGCCCCTCTGGTTCCTCAGGCACGTCAGGTTCGGGTTCTTCTCCTGAAAATGGGTCGGGTGGCAGGCCTAGCATTTCTCTCGCTTCGTTTCGGGAGACAATGTTTTTATCAAAGAGAGTAGCCACCCGGCCCACTTTATCTGTTTCGTCTTCTGGCATAGTTTCGTTCCATTCCAACCGTGGAACTTCGCTCCATCCTCTGAGCTCTTTTAATTTCTTGAAAAGCTTGTCCTCAATCTCAACTTTCATAATCAGTTGTATTGCTTCAATCTGCGCGCGAAAGTGTCTTGATTGAACCATTGCTGTTGCCCTATTCGTTGATTCTCCTGTCCCAAGTATCAACGCTTCAGGCACACCAAAATTACTTACAATTTGCTTAATAAAAATCTGCGGGTAACTCTCAAAATTTCTAGTTGTTTGCGATTCAAGAACTTTTATTTGCTCATAGAAAGGATGAACGAATTCATTCTTTGAATTAAGATTTTCAACTGCTGTGGCAATATCATCAATCATACTTTTGTTTGGCGGTTCATTTTCGGTACCTACTGAAATATCAAATTGTGGAAAGCCGTGCCTATAGATTGCCTGGGCGATTCCTTCTTCAATGTTCATGCTTCGCTCAATTGTTTTCAATGCAGGTTCAATAATTGAGTGGCCAAGAACTTCATCCCCTATTCTTTTGAAAACAAAATGCATTAGCTGATCCGTGCTTAGTTCAACCTGTTCAGTACTGACTTTTTGAATATACCCTTGCATAACTCCCATGTCATCGAACAACACCAATCCTGTTTTTGTATCACGCTTAACATCAATATATTTCGGGTGCAGTAGTTTCAATCCAGCGATATCTGTTTCCCCTTTGTTGTACATTATTTCAATAAATCCATTCCCATACAAATCAGTGTTGATACATGCTTGGTGCAATAGGATAGAAAAATTATTCTCTTCAAGAAATTGCATCAATTCTTCTTTTACTGCTTCCTTGTCTGTAACTATTTCAAATCCCCTTGCCATCATTTCATTTGCTCTGATTTCAATTGCCCTGCTAACAAGTGGGAATCGGTTATAAACAAATTCAAGGTCTTTGTTTTCTGCCCGTTTTGTTGATGGGCTCAAAAGATCAGCCGATAAAGAAACAGATGAGGAGGCTTCACCGCCAACAGCTTTCGCATATGCAAGATCTTCTAGAACTCGTGTCTTGTTTTGCTTTGAAAGCCACTTTTCATCCGACAAATTCAATCACACGCCAATATCTAAGAAAGATATGCGTTTATTTAGACGATCGCTACGCAGATTATATTTATTTTTATAAAAGCAGGTTATATTTAAATGTTCCTACGAATTAACTCGCACATAATGAATTGGAACTGATTTTGAGCACACATACGTCCCAATTAGCAAACTCCATAGCCTATCGTCGTGTGAATGCTCTGGTGGAGAATAAATCTCATTGCCCTGGCTATTTACGCGGTATTCTTGCTCAATCATTTGCATTATAAGGTTTTTATGCTCAGGCAAACGTATTTTACGTTCCTTCACAACCTTTCTAAACGATTGCATCATCTCTTGTTTTGTTTTTGTGTTGAACATCACCGGGATTATGTTTGCCATTCCATCATTTTTCAAAGATTCTACAAATGACATCCCCATACCTGTAGCATCAATTCCGATCTTGCTGGCTTTAACGTAGCGAAGAATATATTTCAGGTTGGCAACTTGCTTTTTGAACGATGCCTTACGCATCTCATGCTGCAATATAAGATTCAAAACCCCGTTTGTGTCTTCAGCAAGGACAGATATGACTGTGCTGCTGCCATATCTGCCAAGATCGACCCCAAGATAGAAATTTGTGTAAATTTTTGTATCAATTCTGTCAGGAGTGCCAACAAGCCCCAAATCAGGGTATATTACGGGCGAAATAAAATCATATGGCAAAGCAGCACCCTCACTTTCAGTGAATGTTGCCAAATATTCCCTGGCAAATTGGTCTGGATTCAGCCTTCGCTTTTGGTCATCTACAAAATCCTGGTCATATTGCCCAACATCTACGCATTCACGGTAAGTAACGTGGATTACTTCATACCCTGAGTCGCGGCGCGTAACTTCCCAAAAATGATTCCTTCCAATTGGAGTTCCAATCTGGATAACTGTCCCACCTTTTTTATCTGTTGATGCAAGCATCGGCATAATTACTTCATTTACGATTGAATCTTTGATAAATGCGCTTTCTTCCATCACAAGAATGTTGGCAGTGTGCCCACGAATAGATTTTCCGCTAGAGCCAACAGTTAATGAATGGATTTGGGATCCATTTTTAAAAGTAATTTTTGTTTTATAGTTCTCAACCGTTTCAGATGTAAGATATCGTGAGTTAAATATGTGCCCACGTATCATATCAAACAAATGCCCCGACTGTTTTTGTGTTGGAGAAACAATTACAATTTGTTGATTCGGTACAGCTACTGCCCAAAACAAACAAAAAATAGATACGGTTGTGGATTTACCTGATTGCCTAGCACAAATTGCCGCAACACGCTTCTTTTCAACACAAGCTTTCAGAATTCGTTCCTGATATGGGTGCGGATCAAACTTTAACAATTTTTTTGCAAACAAAATAGGGTCTGCAAAAATATTTCCACCAATATTCCTG